TTACGCCTTGAGTTCCCTGCGAACCAGTGTTGCCGGTTACACCTTGTAGACCTTGAGTTCCCTGCGAACCAGTGTTGCCAGTGTTGCCGGTTACGCCTTGAGTTCCCTGTGAACCAGTGTTGCCAGTGTTGCCTGTTACGCCTTGAGTTCCCTGCGAACCAGTAACGCCAGTATTACCTGTTACACCTTGTAGACCTTGAGTTCCCTGCGAACCAGTGTTGCCAGTGTTGCCTGTTACGCCTTGAGTTCCCTGCGAACCAGTGTTGCCAGTGTTGCCTGTTACGCCTTGAGTTCCCTGCGAACCAGTGTTACCAGTGTTGCCGGTTACACCTTGTAGACCTTGAGTTCCCTGAATTCCCTGAATTCCCTGAATTCCCTGTGAACCGGCATTGCCTGTTACGCCTTGAGTTCCCTGCGAACCAGCGCTACCAGTTGTGCCTTGTACGCCTACTGATCCTTGAATTCCGGCTAATCCTTGACTGCCGGTCGCACCAGTGGTTCCCTGGCTTCCCTGTGCCCCAATAAATTTTTCAAAAGAGAGGGGCGTGGTTCCCAAATTTATAGGGTCGTTGGTTGAGAGAGTCCACATGGTTCTAGAATTTAAAGAACCTTCTTCCACAAACAACATCATCCCCGATGTGACTTCGGAACTTCCGTTGGCATCAAGAGATCTAGCCCAAGCACTCTGAGAGGCTATGTAGATGCCGTTTTGGCTGGCTGTGGTCTGGTCCTTGACAAGAACCCTGTCTCCGTTCGCAAGGGAAACTTGATCTATGGTCTGGAGTCCCGAGAGGGATATTTGACTAGTGGTGACAACGCGTACGGACTGCTTGAAATCAAGATCCGATACGGATGAGTTTTCTATGTGTGATTTGGCCATGTCCTGTATGAACTACCCACCTCCCATAGACGGTGGGTTTCCCGCCCCACCACAGGACGAACTCGGGAGCGCTTTTGCGTCCTTTTTAATTTCAATCCTGCTGGGTGGCGAGCCAACCCCGTGGTTCTCCACGGTTCTTGTTTGTCGTTTCAAGGCGAAAACATTACTTGTTTTGCCACGAATATATAGCCACAGGGCGTGATAACTCTTAATTTTCTCTTTTGGAGAAAAGTTTGGCCTTGAAGGGCTTAAAGCCGCATGAACAAATCGTACTCGTTGTGGAAGACATGTCTCTGTGCATTCCTTGCGGGATGTGTGCTGGGGTGGCTCTCCACTCTCTTCATTCCGCGATGAACATTTGCTTTCCCTCTGGGGTGAGTTTCTTCTTCTCTCCCTCTATCATTCCCTCTATCCTCCCCAGAGCGTCCTGCATCTGGCTCCTGGTGAGGTTCTTCATGGAACTCGTGGCGATATCGAACTTCCATTGCTGAACGGGCTCCGGCGGTTTGGACTCGCTACGCGATTCCGACCTCTTTACCGCCTTCAGGGCGTCGGAGAGCATCTCCCTGACCTCCCTGAACTCCGAACCTTCGCACGACTCGATGGCTCTCTCTATCATCTTCTTTACCGACCTGTGCTTGTTCATTTTTCTCCTTTCACCAGCCGAACTCTTTGAGGATGGGGTTCCTCCTGTGGGTCTCTATTTCGTCGCTAGGCTCCTCTATCCCGAACTCCATCCATCCGTCCACCCCTCCCTCGATTATCTCCTTCTTGATCTCGTCGATCGCCCCGCTCCTTGTCAGCGGGGCCATCCCCTCGGAGTACTCCACGTCGATCGGGAGCCCACGAAGCCTCTCGTCTCTGACGTAGAGGGCGAGGCACAGTGCCATGATCGCGTCGTCGTGCTTTCCTCTTATCGCCTCCGCCCTCTTCTTCTGGGGGCTGTATATGAAGGTCTTGAGCTCGCCCACGAGGCGCTGGCTGTTGATCCGCACGCTCCCGTTCATGAGCCTGCTCTGCAGGGCCTCCAGGAGAACTGGCCTGTTGGAGGGCGTCATCTTTATCCCGATCTTCGTGGATGTCTTCTTGTTCTCGTAGTATAGGGCCTCGTAGCCGAGGTCGTTCCCGAGGGAGCTGATCACGGCGCTCCCGACCGAGTTGTTCTCCACCACGACGGTCGCCGTGTTGTAGTAGATTCCGATCTGGTTGATTATCTGGGCGAACACGTTCGGCGGCACGAGGTTGCTGTAGAACTCCGCCACCTGCTCCATGCTCGCCGCGTCTATTATCTCGAAGCACGAGTTGTCGCCATCCTTGCCGACCCCCTCCGCGCAGTCGGCGCCTATGATGTACTCGTGTCCCTCCATGGGTTCGCGCCATATCCACAGGGATCCCTCGCTCGACTTCTCCCCCTTCTGGCCCTCGTTCGCCCACTTGGAGAAGGCGGTCCTCGCCGGGGGCGAGGCCCTGGAGGCCCTGTCGTACTGGCTGATGACGTTCGTCGAGATGTAGGTGTCGCCGGACCCGAGGAAGTCGCGCATGACCTCCTGCTGCCAGCCCTTCTCGCCGAGGTTCGCCCGCATGGCCTCCGCCCACTCCGGGTTGGCGTAGACGGGGTGCTCCCAGTAGTCGAGGTCGATGACGTTGAAGAAGTTCTTTCCCGCGACGGCCTCGTGGTAGGTCTCCTCGTACCAGTTTCCCAGGCCGTTGACCGTGGAGATGATCTCTATATGCCCTCCAGTGGCGATGACCGGGTACATGGCCTTCCAGTGGTCGTCCATCTTGTCTATGAACGCGGCCTCGTCGATCATGATGTAGGTGGCCGACTTTCCTCGCGCGGCCTCTGGAGTGTAGAAACACATCTTCGATCCGATGTCGCTGAACGATTTCTCGTGCTTCGTGATGTCTGCGTTGTTCGTGTCGTACATCCAGTAGGGAAAGTTGTCCATCGCCCTGCGGGCTATGTCGCCGGAGGCCAGGGCCTCGCGGTCGGTCTTGGACAGGAAGTATATCTGCTGGTCTTTCTGGAACATGCACTTGTGGAGGCCCCACAGGACGCTGACGGTGCTTAGACCTCCCTGCCGGAACTTGCTGATCATGTTGAACCTGTTCCGTCCGTACTCCTCGATGACCCTTCTTTGGTACTTGTAGAGGACGAAGGGTATCGTTCCAAACTTGGGGTGGAGAATCTTTACGTATCGATGGCACCAGTAGAAGAAATTTCTGGCGCACTTGGTGACCTCCTCTATCTGTTTTTCGGCGGGGAACGAGTTCAGTTCCTCCACTTTTTCGCCCACTGGGATGTCCATCTCGTAGGGAGTCAGGCTGTAGTACGTCGAGTAGATGTTCGACCATTCCTGGTCTGCGACCATCTCTGAGGTGTTCTTGAACCTGAAGTAGAAGTCTTCGAATGGTTCGGTCGGGTACGGAAGTGCCTCTGGCACTGTCCTTTTTGCTGTCTCCATATCTAGATATCTAGTTAGGGGGGCTAGCAATTGAAGAAAAAGTTCCTGATTGTCGGACTTGCGGGGTGGGCGCTAGCGGAATGGGCATTTCGCACGGCCGCCGCGGGCGCCATATACGCCACCGTGGCCTTCTTCACAAAAGAGGGGTGGGAGCGATGGAAATTTAGGCGTCGGGATTGATTTATCTTGTGGTTTCTAATATGATGTGTGCCACGAGGAGATAAATGTACAAACACATCCTGAACAACCTGATACCGGCCGACGACCTTCACTGGTGCGAGGAAGAGAAGAAGTACGTCTCCCTTTCGCGCGACGACATAGATCAGATAGCCTCTGCATGCCTGAACCAGGGCATAAGCAATTTAGACGACATCATGAAGGTCATAGAGTGGGCCGGCGTGGTTCGCATCGGAGAAATACTCTGGCGGAATTTCCTTTCGGGGGGAATCCGCGTCGTCGGCTTCGACGAACAGGGCGAGCCCAAATTTGGCCCAAGACAGGAGAAAGTAAATGACGCTTGAAGAAATGGTATCCCTTCTGGAGAGCGACCTCTCCAACGAGTATGCGCACTGGAATTTTTACATGCAGGCGGCCACCAACGTGCGCGGCCTGCACCGCCAGGAGTTGTCCGAGTTCTTCCTCGAGCAGGCTGGCGGCGAGATGAAGCACATCGAGCAGTTCAGAAGGCTCATACAGGGCCTGAAGACGAGGAGGGGCATTCCCGGGGAGGTTCCATCCTCGGTCGCCCCCTTCAAGTCCAACATCTCAGACCCTCGGGAGATACTGGCTGCCGCGCTGGAGATGGAGGACGATGTGGTTCGGAACTATGTGCTGCGACACGAGCAGGCGGAGCAGATCGCCACCGAAGACGGCACATACATCGCCTTGTTCCTGGAGGATCAGATTCTGGACAGCAGGGGCGATGCGGACAACATCCTGGAGATGCTCCAGGGCGGATATTGACAAAATGCTAGATTGCGGTAGAATGGTTACTACACCTGAACTTACTAAGAAAGGAGTTCAAAGCATGTCGATGAAGACTAGTTACGGTCTGATCAGAAACCTTCCCGTCTGGAAGTTCTTCTACAAGGGAACCCACAGCAAGCCGGTTCGGACGACCCTCGCGGTCACCGAGGTGAACGGGGACATCGTGAAGGGCTATGTCCTTCGCAGGGGCAACGAGGTTTGCGCCCGTCTTCAGGACGCTCCCATCAAGAGCTTCAAGAAGAGCGATATGGCTACAATTCGAGGCTCCTCAAAGACAACGCTCAGCAAGCACACGCTGACCGACCTCATCGTCAATGGGGCCTGAACCCCCTGAAATGTCGTTAGATTTAGAAGGGGCGATTGGCATTTGACCAATCGCCCCTTCTTTTTTTGTCGGCATGACCCATAAATACCCGTATCTCAAACAAGGAGACAAAATGTCAGAGTTCATGCTCGACGACGGAAGGAAGGCGGAGAAGGTTGAAAGCAGCGTTGATTCCCTAACGAAGGTGACTGAACTTTTCGTGGAGCCGAAGGTCTCCAAGCTCCTGACCCAGAGGGTCATAGAACGCTTCTGCGTGTGCGAGCGCGAGACCCAGACCGTCAACGAAGATACCGGAGAAGTGGTCGGCAGGCTCGTGGAGAACCTCTGTGTCGGTGGCGTCTCCTCCGTGTCGCACAAGGGCGAAATGAAGAATCCCATGAGGGCCGCCGTCGAAAGCAAGGTGCTCTCTGGTTCGAACAAGAGCCTTTATGTTTTCGGCACGATAATCCTGGTGCAGGTCGTCGCCCTGGCGTGCGTCCTGTTCTTCATGTGATCCCCCAGCGGGACTGTATGTAGCGTATCCACGAGTTCTTGGATTCGGTGGCCTTCTGCACTCTGTCCTTGAACTCGTTTTCCTTTGACTCTCTCTGTATCCTCTTTGACGCCTTATGCAGCGAGGAAATCCAATCCTCCCACTCCTTGATGGGCACGTAGCAGCTGAGTTCGCCCTGCGCCTCCTGGTACACGAGGAAGCCCCTGTGGTAGACGCTCAGCTCCGCCTCCTCCTCCTTGTAGATTATTTCAAGGTGCATAGATCTGCTCAGTCCGTCGAAGTGGTATCCCACCGTCCTCGTCGAGGACGATATCGGCTCTGCGGCTTCTCCCCACTCCGAACCCTCTGGCCTGGCGACCCCTTCCATGTCCATCATCGGGATGTCCCGCAGTACAGACCCTGAGGGTCCATCATCTCTTCCTTCTGTGTCTAGGAACGACGCGCCGTCCGTCTGTCCTATTATTGGGCTTCCGAGGGCCCGCAGAACTATTCCTATCTTTCCTGCTTGGCCCATCAGGCCCTTGTTGTTCGCCTCCGCCGTCCTTTGCTCCCTGATCTTCAGTTCCACTTCCTCTTTCGGGGCCATCTAGGTTTCCTCCACAAAACTTGCACTTCAGAGCCGC